GAAGCCAAAAACATGGGCGGCAAGATGAAGTATGCTGAAGGCTCAATGCTTATGCCACCAGAAATGGAAATGGAAGAAGACATGCCTGTCGATACTTACGACAACATCCCAGAAGACGAGATGGCAGCCGCAGAAGCTTCACAGCTTCCAGACGATGCAATGGAAGACAGCTACCTAGAGTTTGTACTTACTGAATCTTTAGAAGCAGATGATCAAGAATATTTAATGAGCGTTCTAGAAACAGATGAGCGTTTAAGTAGCATCTTTGACAAAGTCATGGATGTTGCAGGAGAATTCTCAGGTGAAGGGAAAGTAGATGGCCCCGGCACAGGAGTATCAGATTCGATTCCCGCAAGGTTATCGGATGGTGAATTTGTTTTCACCAAAAAGGCTACCGATCAAATGGGCGCTGATCAGCTACAAACTATGATGGACGAAGCTGAGAAAGCCTATGACGGTGGTTTAATGAAGAAAGCGTTCGGTGGACTAACTCTTGATCCCATGCAAGATGAGAAAATGATGTATGGTGGGGAACAGATGAAGTCAACGCAAGATGACCTGAGAAAACAAATGCTCAGTGCTAACCGCATGCCGAGTGTACTGAAATAAGGCCACTTCATTAATTTGAACCCCTTATTATTTTAATTAACCTAAAGGCTACCTTGAAGTATCGAGACCCTGTGTTGAACGCGAACAATACAGCTACCTTGAAAAGACTGACAAGCCCCTACAGGAGTGTGACAAATGTCTCAAGCAATGGACGAAGTAACTGAAGAACAAGCTAACCCCTATAATTCTCGTAAAGACTGGCACGTTGATGACGCACCTAGTCGAGGAGATGCAGGAGGGTTATTCTACGCAGAAGAACCTAAATCTAAGGCTACCCGCATGCAAGCGGCCCCTCAAGAAGAAGGAACTCCTGAAAAAGGAACCAATTATAAAAAACGATATGATGATTTAAAAAAGCACTATGATCAGAAAATTGCAACCTTTAAGCAGAAAGAACAAGAACTTACAGCAGCAGCAATAGAAAGGCAACCAGCCTATGCTCCGCCTAAGACAGTTGAAGAGCTTAATAATTTTAGAGAGCAATATCCTGATCTGTATGAAACTGTGGAGACTGTAGCTTACCAACAAGGTGAACAACAGATGCAAGCTTTAAAGCAGAAAATGTCTGTCCTTGAAGAAAGGGAAACAGCCGTTCAACGCAGAGAAGCTGAAGAAACTCTAAAGTCTCGTCATCCTGATTTTGATGAGATACGAGGAGATGACAGATTTCATGCATGGGCTACAGAACAGCCTGAAGCAATTCAAAGCTGGATTTATGAAAACCCTGATAATGTCGCTTTAGCTATCAAAGCTATTGATCTTTATAAAATGGAAACTGGAATCAGTTCTAAACCCAAAGCTAAAGGAAAACAGTCACAACCTAAATCTTCAGCAGCAGATTTTGTTTCTACTAAAACAACTAGTGTAGACACAAAACAGCCGAAGATTTGGACTCAACGGGAAATCTCTGCCCTTACCATGAATCAGTATGATAAATACGAAAGCGAGATTGATGACGCTGTCATGGAAGGTAGAGTAATACCATAATCTAATTTGTCTTTTAAGGAAAACATAACATGGCTTTTAACGTATCCGATGCACTATTTGAACAAGGCACAGACACCAACGGTAACTTTGGTAATTCTGTCTCTGGTCAAAATAACTCATTCTTCCTCCCGAAAGTTTACTCAAAGAAGGTTCTAAACTTCTTCCGTAAATCTTCTGTTTGTGAAGCTATTACTAATACTGACTATGCAGGTGACATTACTGCGTTTGGTGATTCTGTAAAGATTATCAAAGAGCCAGTAATTACCGTAGTCAACTATGAGCGTGGTGCAGATGTAACTAAAACAGCACTTACCGATCAGGAAACTACTTTGGTTGTTGACACAGCTAACGCCTTTAAGTTTATTGTAGATGACATTGAAACTTCTATGTCTCACGTTAACTTTAAAGAAGTTGCTGCTTCATCTGCTGCTTACGCTTTGCGTGACGCATTTGACGCAGGTGTTATTGCTAAGATGATCGCTGGTGTTTCAGCTTCAAGCCCTAACCACATTCTAGGTAGCGACAATGCTACTGACCTTGCTGCTGGTACTTTTGACGGCACTGGTAACCTAGACATTGGTTTCGGTACTAACGAGCACGATCCTCTAGACCTAATGGCATACATGGCGCGTCTACTTGACGAGCAAGATGTCCCTGAAGAAGGTCGTTGGTTCTTAGCTCCACCGAGCTTTTACGAGCAGTTAGGTCAGTCAAGCTCTAAGCTTATGTCTGTTGACTTTAACGCTGGTCAAGGTTCTATCCGTAACGGTCTAGTATCTACTGGTAAGCTACGTGGCTTTGACATGTACAAGTCTAACAACATTGCTACTCCTAGCAACGCAGCGGGTCAGGTAGTTTGTGGACACATTAGTTCTACAGCTACTGCACAGACCATCACAAGCACTGAAGTCCTCCGTGACCCAGATAGCTTTGGTGACATCTGTCGCGGCTTGCACGTTTATGGTGCTAAAGTATTACGTCCTGAAGCAATGGTTTCAGCGTTCTACGGTATCGACTAAGTAAGTACTGAGAGAAGGGGGTGTAAAAGCCCCCTGATCTTTAAGGAGATATTATGCCTTTAGTAGGAAGTAACACAAAGCCTGTAATGATCAAAGGCGCAAAGAAAGGAAAAAACTTAGGAGATACAGGGAGCTGGTACAAACCTGAGAACAAAGAAAAATATGAAACAAATTGGGACGCAATCTGGGGTAAGAAAGAAAGCCCCGCAACTAAATCAAAGGCAGTATAACTAATGGCAACAACCTTCTTAGATTTAACAAATGAACTCTTGCGAGAGTTGAATGAAGTTGCGCTGACCTCTGCTACTTTTGCTGCTGCAAGAAGCGTACAACAACACGCTAAAGATGTTATCAACAGAGCTTATTTTGACATAGTTAATTCTGAACCACAGTGGCCTTTTCTAGCTGTCGCTGAAAGTGGAACTTCAGACCCCATGTACGGCAATGTATATGTAGAGACAGTAGCAGGTACACGTTGGTACGAGTTAAAACCTGCCAGCTCTAACACTACAACAGATTATAATTCTATAGATTGGGACAACTTCTTTCTCACTACTGTAGGAGTAACAGATGAAGTAGCTCCTTTTACAGCAAGTAACTTAGGCTTTACTTCTATTGACGAGTGGAAAACTTATCGCAGAGTCGCAGAAAACTTAGACGATGCAGACGCACAACAACACGGTCAACCGACCCACGTAATACGCAGTCCAGATTCTCGAAAGTTTGGACTTAGCCCTATCCCTGATAAAAAATATCGTACATGGTTCTATGCATGGGCTGCACCTGCAAGACTATCTGCACACGGTGATACTCTTTTATTTGCTGATGTTTACTATCCTGTATTGCTTGCAAGAGCTAGATACTACATGTGGCAGTTTAAAGACAACCCGCAGTCAGCCGCTTTTGCTCTAGATGATTATAAGAAAGGACTACGCAGCATGCGTTCTAATCTTGTTGAGCCTGTGCCAACTAACATGGTAGATGACAGAATGAGGTTTGTTTAATGGCTGCTTCACAACCCTTTGGTATTTCATGTAAGGGCGGGTTAAATACTAACCTAAACCAACTTGAAATGTTAGGACAGCCGGGATTTGCCACAGAGCTTTTAAACTTTGAGGTCGATCCCGATGGCGGTTATAGACGCATAAATGGCTATTCTGCTTTTGGTAATAACCGACCCAATTCAAATACACCTGTACTAGGCTTAGCTGTCTATGCTGATGGTCTTATTGCATGTACAGGAACAGATATTTTCTTTACGCTTGAAGGAACTACATGGATACAAATTAATAAAGCAAGCGTAGCAGGCGGTGGAGATAACTTCTCTACATTCAATGGTCGATCAACACTCACAAGAACAAATCAAAAACAGTGTTCAATCGAGATTTTTGAAGGCAACGAAGAATACGGACAGGTTCTGGTATGTGATTCACAGAACAAGCCGTTCTTATTTAAAATGACAGGCTCTGGTGCATTATCAGGCCGAACTTATTTTGCAGAAGAAGTGACTGTAAGCGGAACAACTGCGCCCTCTTTCGGAGTTATTCACGACAAGCACTTTGTTACTGCGGGGTCTCCTACGGCTAAAAACACTATTTATTATAGTGCTACGTTAGACCCTTCTTCTTTTTCAGGAACTGGTTCTGGTAACATTGCTATTGATGATCAAGTAGTCGGACTTAAAAGTTTCCGAACAGACTTAATTGTCTTCTGTAAGAACAGTATCTATAAGTTGATAAACATAAACGACTCACAAAACATTGCTGTTGTACCTATTGCTAAAAACGTAGGTTGCTTGAGCCACCACAGCATTCAAGAAATTGGCGGTGATCTGGTGTTTTTAAGTCCAGATGGTATTCGATCTATTGCAGCAACGGCCCGTATTGGTGACGTTGAGTTAGGATCAGTAAGCAGACAGATACACTCTGTAACCTCTACAATCGCTAAAGACATTGATGATTTTGTTATTACAAGTTGTGTATTGCGTAGACGCTCTCAGTATAGATTGTATTATTCTACAGTAGGTGGGCCTATTGAAAATGCTAAAGGCATTATTGGAACTTTAACTCAGAACGGTTTTGAGTGGGCTGAAACAAAAGGAATACAGTGTTCGTCTATCGTATCTGATTTTAGTTCAGCCGGAGTTGAAAAACTTCATCACGGTGATAAGAACGGGTTTATTTATAATCACGATTCAGGTAACTTTTTTACATCCGAAGCGTCTGCATTTAACATTGAAGCTAAATATACTACACCGTTTTTAGACTTTGGAGATGTCGGAACTAGAAAGACTATGAAGTACTTAAAGCTTTCTGTTTCTCCTGAAGGCGTACTTGCTCCTACACTTAGAACTCAATATGACTTTGTAGACGTTGATGTTTCACAGCCTGCGGATATAGTATTACTAGGTATTCCTCTCCCTCCTATTTTTGGAACTGCTGTTTTTGGAAGTGCTATTTTTGAAGGCACTAATGATCCAATGGCTCGACAAGTTCTTGAAGGTAGTGGACACACTGTCAGTTTCCAAATTAGAACAGAGGATCAAAATCCTCCTTACTCAATAAATGGTTTATATATAAATTACGTGCCATCAGGCAGGAGATAAGAAATGGCAGGATCAAATTATACACGACAAAGCAGTTTTGATGATGGCGATGTAGTAACGGCAGCGTTATTTAACGATGAGTACAACAAACTCTTAAATGCTTTTGTCTATGCTTCTACAGGAACCACTGGACACCAACATGATGGTGGAGCTGGTGAAGGTGGAAACATTGAAATTATTGGTGATCAAGATTTTTTAAATAAAATTTTAGTTGACAGCACTAACAACCGCTGGGGTTTCTATGTTCAAGTAAACAGCGGAACCGTGGAGCAGATACGCATTCAAGACGGTGCAATTGTACCTGTAACAGATAATGATATTGATCTGGGTACAACCTCACTACAGTTTAAAGATGCATTCATTAATGGCACACTGGAAGCTGATGCAATAACAATAGCTGGTATTACGCTTTCAGAAACTATTGCAGATACTGTAGGCGCAATGGTATCAAGCAACACTGAAACAGGTATCACAGTATCTTATCAAGACGCTGACAATACCTTAGACTTTGCAATTGGGACACTAAATCAAAGCACTACCGGAAACGCTGCAACAGCTACTGCGCTTGCTACAGCCCGAACAATCCACGGAGTATCATTTGACGGCACAGCTAACATTGACTTAGCTGAAGTCATTTCAGACACCGTAGGCGCAATGTTTAGCAGCAACACTGAAACAGGCATAACTGTAACCTATCAAGATGCTGACAACACTATTGACTTAGTAGTTTCAGGAGTGTCAGATACAACAGGTAATGCAGCAACTGCTACAGCACTTGAAACTGCTAGAACTATTGGTGGTACTTCGTTTGACGGTTCTGCTAACATTGCTGTTGGATTAGCTGCTACAGCTACTGCACTTGCTACAGCCCGAACTATTGGTGGAACTTCTTTTGATGGCACTGCTAACATTGCTGTTGCATTAGCTGCTACAGCTACAGAAGCTACAAACGTAACAGCCGTTGCAAACAACACCGCAAATGAAACTGTATTTGTTACTTTTGTAGATGGCGCTACAGGAACACAAGGAATTGAAACTGACACAGACTTAACATACAACCCTTCCACAGGCTTGTTAGGTTTTGTAGGTGTTTCAGGTACTGGTGCAGTTAAAGTACCCGCTGGTACAACAGGCCAACGTCCTACCGCAGCAGCAGGTCAATTACGGTATAACTCCACTACAGGTAAGTTTGAAGGCTACACGGATTCGTGGGGAGACATCGGAGGCGGCGAAGCTACTTTTACTTTGAATACTATGACAGGCGATGGAAGCGACACAACGCTTACTATGTCTGTAACACCTGCTTCTGAAAACTCAATACAAGTGTACTTTGATGGTGTGTATCAACATAAAGATACCTTTAGCTTTAGCGGGACAACACTTACTTTTAGTACAGCTCCTGCAAGCGGAGTAAAAGTAGAAGTGATGGTTATCTCTACTGTCCTTGCTTCTACAACTCCGGGCGATGGTACAGTAACTCTTGCTAAGATGGCTCAAAACTCTATTGATAGTCCACAGTATGTTGACGGCTCAATAGACACAGCACATTTAGCTGATGACGGAATTACAAGTGCTAAACTAGCTCACGCTCTTGATGTTGTAACTTCAGTAAGTGTAGGTGGCGCGAGTAACGGTGTAATCCTAACACAAGGCGATATAGCCCTTAAAAATGGTGGAACTAGGTCAACAGTTAAGTTCTATTGCGAGTCAAACAACGCGCACTATGCTCAAATTCAAGCGCCTGCACACTCTGCGTTTTCAGGTAACGTAACTCTTACCCTTCCAGCATCTACGGATACTCTGGCGGGTATTGCGGCTACACAGACGTTAACTAACAAGACCTTAACAACTCCTATTTTAACAACGCCTGTTGTCAATGCGGGCTTGCAGTTAAAGAATGCCGCCGCCAGCGCAGGATTTATTGAGTTCTTTGAGGACAGTGATAACGGTACAAACAAGGTCACTCTTATTGGCCCAGCGGCTACAGCGGATGTTACGTTAATCCTACCTGCTGCGGCAGATACTTTAGTGGGTAAAGCTACAACCGATACACTTACAAATAAAACGCTTACGACTCCAGTGCTGACAACGCCTATTGCAAATGCTGGCTTACAGCTAAAGAACGCGGCCACTAGCGCAGGATTTATTGAGTTCTTTGAGGACAGCGATAACGGTACAAACAAGGTAAAACTTATTGGCCCTGCGTCTACCGCAGATATCACGCTAACTCTGCCGAGTTCAGCAGGTAGTAGCGGTCAGTCTCTGGTCACTAACGGCTCTGGCGTATTGTCGTTTGCAACCGTAGGCGGTTTATACAACGACTGGCTGATCAAGACAAGCGGTTACACAATGGTGTCTGGTGATCAAATTATAGGCAATCATGCTTCGTCTGCTTTTA